TCCAAAGCACTGGCAAACGAAGCTGCCTACCGCATTCATCAAGCCATGACGAAGGGGGAAGGGCCGCTTGCTGGTGCGCTGGCTGGTGTAGCGCCGAGGCCGCTGATTACATGGCATGGCACTCCACATCGTTTCCCGCCGACTGAGAAGAATCCTTTAGGGGAGTTCGACCCTACAAAGATTGGGACTGGAGAGGGGGCGCAGGCATATGGGTATGGACATTATTTGGCTGAAGCGCCGGGGACTGCTCACGAATATAGGGCGCGATTGGCGGGAAGGCCTGAGATAGTTAGATTGAAAGTTGGTAATAAGGCTATAGGCCCATACAATCAATTTGACTATTCACCGAAAACCAGTTCGACAAAAGAAAATATCCATGCCTCTCTTATTGAGGATTTGTTGATTGACGAATCGGATTTAGTGGCGGCGCATTCTTCTGGTGGAGATAAAGCTATTCAGAAAATCATTATGGATAATCTGGATCGGCGCATCAAAGATTATGCTGACGAATGGCCTGAAGGTGTTCCTTATGCAAAGCAATTGAAAGATGAATTGTCCAAGCGTGGCAGTGTTTCTTTGAAAATGGGCGAAAAGCCCGGATCATTTTATGCTGTAAACCTCCCCGACGAAGCCATAGCGAAGATGCTGGATTGGGATAAGCCGCTGAGTGAGCAGCCGAAGATTCAAAAGTTTTTAAAAGGAACAGACTACGAAATCGGGATTAGTAATAAGGAGGCAGAAAAGATTGCAGATATGCGACTTCGCCAAGAGGCTAATGATTGGGCTGATGAAACTGGTGGGGATCCAGTTGATTATATCAATAACGCTAATTGGGAAAAGTATGTTGATGATGCAAGGAAGGAAAGCGGAAAAATAGATAGCGAAACTACTGGGGCAGAACTTCATCGCATGATTATGATGGATGAAGGCTATAGTCCGGGGTTGTTTGATCCTGAAAACTATCAAATTCCAACAAGCGAACGACTTCGCTCAATGGGTATCCCCGGCATCAAATACCTAGACCAATCCTCTCGTGCAGCAGGAGAAGGGACGCGCAACTTCGTGGTATTTCCCGGTGGTGAAGACCTGATGAACATTGTGGGCAGGGAGAAGAAGGGCGGAGTTGTCCACAAATCAGAAGGCGGCATTACCTCTGATGACCTGATTGTGCAGGAGACACCGCTGTGAGTCCGCTTAAAGAGGTTGGGAAGCAAATTGCCAAATCATTGGTGAGGGGTCTGGGTGAGGCTCCCATGCCTGCTAAGCCTTTCTATTCCCCGCTGGACAAAGCCATTTCCGAAATTACCCAGAATAAGGGAACGGGTCAGCAGATAGAGCAGATACTCAAGAAAACAAAGGGCGTCAGCAAGGAGTTAAAGGATCGTCCTGTCATTCAGGAATTGTTGAAGCAGCCAAAGGTAACAAAGGAACAATTGACGAAGGCTGCGGCAGAGCATCCTGCGGCGCAGGTAATGGAGAAGGTGGAGAAGGGGCCGGCAGACATTCGTCATCGTATAGAACATGATGAATTAAACGACAGGTTTGACGTTGTTGATGATTACAGCAACGTGGTGAAGTCATTCCGCGATTATGATGATGCAGAAGATTATTTGAAAGAATTGCGTCATGGCACATCGCAATATGAAAAGTATCAGCTACCGGGCGGGAAGAACTACCGCGAGATAAAGCTGATGATTCCAAGCTATCGTCCTAGTATTAAAAACATGGGAAGGGCTGAATATAACGAAGCGATTGCGAAAGCAGACAGAGAGGGCGTATCTGATTTTGTTTCTACTCACTTCGATGAACCAAACATCCTAGCGCACGCAAGGGTATCTGACAGGGTTGGCCCTAATGGGGAAAAGATTCTCCATGTGGAGGAGATTCAGTCTGACTGGCATCAAGCTGGGCGTAAAAAAAGATATAAACAAGAATTTCAGCCAAACATTCCAGAAATAACTGGAAAGCAAATGACGGTTGACGAATTCGTTAAGACGCAAGGTCAAGATGGACTTGAATGGATTGAACTAAAGAATTCAATCAATAAGCATATTGGTTTGCCTGAATTGGGCGGAAGTGATCAAGTAAATGTTTTGTTAGAAAATAATAATCCTGTGATGATTCGTGGCGCTTCAGAAGGCCCGATGAATGACATGATTGAAGCAAGAAAACGCGGATTACACGCAATTAATCGTCAAGCGCAAAAAGATTTTGAAGCCAAACAATCTCAAGCGGTTCCAGATGCGCCTTTTAAACAAAACTGGCATGAACTGGCGATGAAGAGGTTGCTGGACGATGCAGTTAAAAAGGGTTACGACAAGGTTGTGATTACGCCGGGGGCGGAGCAGGCGAAGCGTTATGACCTCAGTAAACACTTTGGCGAAATTTCTTACAAGCACAATGAAGACGGAACTATCAGCATCATTGGCACAGATAAGAAATCAGGGCTTGCTAATCTTCATGAAGAAGATATACAAAAGGATAAATTGCCGGAGTATGTTGGTAAGGAACTGGCCGAAAAGATCATGGCTAATGTTGGGACTCCGTATGAAGGGACTTCCCGTATGCGTCAGGGGTCGATGACGCTTTCTAATCTTGATTTGAAGGTTGGCGGCGAGGGTATGGAAGGTTTTTACGACAAGATGCTTCCATCTTTCCTGAACGAATACGGCAAGAAGTGGGGCGCTAGTGTTGGGCAGCATGAACTATCTGTGCCGAGAAAGCAGCCTATTTCATCCATTCAGGATGCTATTGATCAGGGTCTGGTTTCAAAGGATGAAGTATTGGCAATGGATCAGGCGCAACGCAATGCCCTGATGGATTCATTCAGGAATGAAAACATTCCGGTTCACTCTTTCGATATCACCCCGCAGATGCGCGAGGAAATCACAGGAAAGGGTCAGCCGCTGTATCAGATGATTCCGGCTGGGGTAGGTGCAGGCACTCTTGCAGCGCCGCAGGAAGAGGTTCCTGAGCAGCCTATGAAGCGAGGTGGGGCTGTAAGCATGGATGCCATGCGCCTTGCCGTAATGAATAAACAATTAAGGAAATAATTATGGCTGAGATGCCTATCCCGCAGGATTACGACCGCCATATTGACGGTATTGAAGGTATTACCATCAACGCAGATGGTGGTGCTGAGATTGAATTGGAAGAAGCGCCTCCGGAAGTAGAAGAATTGGAGGATGGTTCTGCTGTTGTTACGCTGGAAGACTACAAAGGGCCGGAAGAGGATCCCGACTTCTACGAGAACATGGCAGAGACCTATGATCTTCAGGAGTTGAGCAGTCTTGCTATCCGCTATCTTGACCTTATCGGCAAGGACAAGAATGCCCGTAGTGAGCGCGACAAGCAGTATGAGGAGGGGATTAAACGGACTGGCATGGGGAATGATGCCCCCGGTGGCGCTACCTTCATGGGGGCGAGTAAGGTTGTGCATCCGGCGATGACGGAAGCGTGTATTGACTTCGCTGCGAGGGCGATTAAAGAGATTTTCCCGCCTGATGGCCCTGTCCGCACCAACATTATTGGTGAGGTTAACGAGGAAAAAACAGAGGTTGCCGAGCGTAAGAAGGATTATCTGAACTGGCAGTTGACGGAACAGATTGAAGAGTTCCGCGATGAGCAGGAACAGATGCTGACTCAGTTGCCTCTGGGTGGGTCGCAGTTCCTGAAACTGTATTGGGATGACCAGAAAAAGCGTCCTGCTGCTGAATTCCTGCCTATTGACAACGTATATCTGCCTTTTTCGGCGGTTTCTTTCTACACGGCACAGCGTGTTACTGAGGTTCAGGACATTTCCGAATGGGAATTTAAGAATCGCATCCGTCGTGGGCTGTATAAGGATGTAGACATCATTCGTGCGGCGCTGGAGCCGGAGGAAAGCCATACGGAAAAGGCGAATCAGAAGGTCGAGGGCAAGAAATATCAGGACAATGAGGATGGTCTTCGGCGGGTTTTCCACATTTATACATGGCTGGAACTGGAAGATGACAAGCATTCCAAGGGGGAAATGGCTCCGTATATCCTGATGATCGACAAGAACGATATGGAAGTTATCGGTCTTTACCGGAACTGGGAGGAAGGCGATGAAACGCTGACCAAACTGGACTGGATCATTGAATTTAAGTTTATTCCGTGGCGTGGTGCTTATGCGATTGGTCTTGCTCAGCTTATTGGAGGGTTGTCTGCGGCTCTTACTGGTGCTTTGCGTGCTTTGCTTGATTCTGCCCATATCAATAACGCTGCTACTATGCTCAAGCTTAAGGGCGGCAAGATGTCAGGGCAGTCCCAGCAGGTTGAGGTCACTCAGGTAGTGGAGGTTGAGGCTGGCCCGGGCGTGAATGACATCCGTTCTGTGGCGATGCCGATGCCGTTTAACCCGCCTTCTGCTGTGCTTTTCCAGCTTTTGGGGTGGCTTAGCACTGCGGCTAAGGGAGTTATTACGACTTCCGAGGAAAAAATTGCTGATATCACCAACAATGCGCCGGTTGGCACGACTCAGGCGCTGATTGAGCAGGGTGCGGCGGTGTTTTCGGCTATTCATGCTCGTTTACACGCATCACAAGCGCGTGTTTTGATGGTTTTGCAGCGTATTAACCGCTGGTATCTGGATGAGCAGAAGAAAGGTGACGTAATTGCCGATTTGCCCATTCATCGGAAGGATTTTCAGCGTAATGGTGACGTAATTCCGGTGTCGGATCCGCATATTTTCTCGGAAACGCAGCGGATGGCGCAGACTCAGGCTGTTTTGTCGCTGGCTGACAAGTATCCGCAGTTGTTTGATCAGCGTGCGGTGATTGGCAGGGCGCTGAGACAGTTGAAGGTGCCGAATATTGACGAATTGATGCCGCAATATCGGAAACCCATTGAGTTGAATGCTGCAGATGAGAATGCGGCGATGGTAATGGGGCATCCTGCGGTGGCATATCCGCGTCAGGATCACATTGCCCATATCCGGTCGCATCTGGAATTCTTCCAAAACCCGATGCTAGGGTCGAATCCCATCATGGCACCGATGTTTGTGCCTGCAGCTTTGGAACATCTGAAGCAGCACATGATGCTTTGGTATACGCAGTCTGTTCGGACGTATGCTCTGAAGCCTGCGGGTCTGGATAAAGAGAAGTATGAAGACTCGAAATTGGCGGCTGAGATTGATCGTGTGGTAGCGGTTGCGGCGCAACACGTTACGATGGACACAAAAGAGGTTTTGGCTCCGTTCATGCAGACGATTCAGCAGATGGCTCAGATGGCGCAGCAGTTCAAACCGCAGCCCCAGATGGATGGCGAGTCTCAGGCTGTGCTGCAGGCTTCTATGGCTGAGACGCAGCGTAGAGCGCAGCGGGATCAGGCTGATATCCAGCTTAAACAGGCGCAGATGCAGCAGGACATGGCTGAGCAGGACAAGAAGCAGCAGTTTGAGGCTGCACAGAATACCGAGAAGCTATTGACTGAAGAACGGCTGAAGACGCTGGATTTGACGGTTGATGCTGCGCGGTTGAAGAAGGAGCAGGGTGAATCTGCTATTGCCCTGCAAAATGAGTTGCAACGTAACCTAAACAAAGGAGTTTGACATGGCAACCAGCGACAAAGAGCAGCAAAGCGTAGAAGTTCCGCAACATAAACGGATTGCTATGGGCGAAAAGCTTGATGGCACCAGTTACCAACCGAAAGGCGATAGCCAGAAAGGGATTGAAGAAAAAAATAAATAATGCGCTATGTAGAAGACTTTATTGGCGGCATTAAGGCTCGTCAGGCTGAAATAAGCCGATCTCTGACTGCTGGAACAGCGGTTGATTACGATTCTTACTGCCGTCTTGTTGGTCATCATGCAGGGCTTGAAGAAGCTCTTATGATCCTTGATAACTTATTGAAGGAAGATGATGATGGAAATGAATGAAGAGTTGAAGGAAGCGTTTCCGGAGATTGATCCGGGCGCTAAGCCGTTGGGAGCGCGTATTCTGGTTCAGCTTCGCAAGCCGAAAAAGAAAATGACTTCCTCTGGTATCGTTTTGGTAACGGAAACGAAAGAGACGGAGAAGGTTCAGAACGTAGTGGGTAAAGTGGTCGATATTGGGCCGCTGGCGTTCAAGAAGCGCGATACGATGGAGCCGTGGCCTGAAGGTTCGTGGTGTGAGAAAGGTGACTACCTGCGGTGTCCGAAGTGGACAGGTGACCGCTGGGAAGTGAAGTTGCCTGATGCCGAGGATGAGGAAGACAAGGTTGAATTCCTTATTCTTAATGACCATGAGATTGTTGCCAAGATTACGGGCAATCCCCTTACCGTGAAGGCTTTCGTATGAGCGAACAAACCGAAAAGCCTGTAGATCAGGCAGAAGACGAAAAACTGGTAGTCCAAGAGCAAAAAGACGGTAGCGTAACCGTCGAAGGGATACCAGAGGTAGAAGCAGAGGGCGAAGATAAGCCTGAGCAGAAAGCCGAAGAGAAGGCTGATGGTGGCGAGGTTCCGGAGGATGGTGGCGAAGATCATCCTGACGATACCGAGGCTATTCGTGCTGCGCGTCGAGAGAAGCGCAAGCTGAAGAAACAGTATCATCGCCAGCAACAAGCCGAAAAAGACTTACGATACAATCAGTTAGTGCGTCAGAATCAGGAGTTGTTGCAGCGTTTGTCTGCGGTGGAACAAAAGACACATGGTTCTGAGTTGGCGCGAGTTGACAAGGCGATTGAGGATCATCAAGTCCGCCTGCAGTATGCCAAGATGAAGATGGCTGAGGCTGCGTCTGCCAATGATGGCGAGGCGATGGCTAATGCTCAGGAGATGTGGTACGACGCTCGGCAAAAAGTGGAGGCGCTGGAGAATCTGCGGAAACAAGCCGCACAGCCGCCGAAGCAGCAGCCGATTGCGCCTGATTTGGCAATTCAGCGTAATGCTGCAGCTTGGATGGAGCGTAACGACTGGTATGACCCACAGACTAAAGATGTTGACTCAAAGATTGCCAAGGTAGTCGATGAGGGTCTGATTGCAGAAGGGTATGACCCGCGTTCTCCTGAATATTGGGATGAACTTGACAATCGCTTGCAAAGTAGGCTACCACATCGCTATACTGATGAAGCAGAAGAGAAACCATCTGTCAAGAGACCTAGGAGTGCTGTTACGGGATCAGGACGCGAAAGTGCAGCAAGTAGTGGAGGGCGTAACACGTTTACGCTATCAGCGGATCAAGTCCGCGCCATGAAAGATGCCGGAATGTGGGAAGACCCCGCACTTCGCGCCAAGATGATTAAACGATACGCTAACGAAGCACGCCAAAGGAGATAACAAATGGATTCTCGTCTTAAGAAAAGTTTGACTGCCGGTGGGCGCGAAACCCGCGCTAATCATGATTCAGTTCGTGAGGCACCGGAGAACAAGTTCGTATCGTCCGAAGAGCGTCGAAAGATGTGGAAGGATGAATGGACACAACGTGCGCTGCCTGCCGTTCCGGAGATTCCGGGGTGGCACTTTTGCTGGTTATCGACAACCAATGCGTATGACAGTATTGATAAGCGAATCCGACTCGGATATGTGCCTGTGAAAGCAGATGAGATACCGGGTTTCGAGAATAATCGCGTAAAGTCTGGTCAACACGATGGTTATATCGCGTGCAATGAAATGCTTCTCTACAAGCTTCCTATGGATATTTATCAGGAAGTGATGGCAGAGATGCACCATCATGCTCCTCTTGAAGACGCGGAAAAGATCCGAGTTCAAGCTGAGCAGATGCAGGGCCGCGATAGCTCAGGGAAGAGTCTGGGTTCGATAGAAGGCGAAGGTTTGGGCGAAATTGATAAACCGATTCCTGCTCCGGCATTTGCTGGGTAGGTAAGAAAGGAGTTGATATGTCTGCAACTAATGCTCCGTTCGGTTTGCGTCCTGCGTTCCATCCTTCTGGTCTGGATCGCGCTCAGGCGCTGGCTAACGGAATTGCGTCGGCTTATAACACCGACATTCTCAAAGGGCAACCGGTCAAGCTGAACAGCAGTGGCAACATTGTTGTGGCGGCGGCTGGTGATGCGTTTCAAGGTGCTTTCGCTGGTGTAGAGTGGACTGATACGACTGGTCGTCGTCGCGTCAGCAACTACTGGCCTGCGAATACGGCGTATGTTGCCGGTTCCTGCGTCGCGTATTTCTACAACGATCCGAACATCGTTTATGAAATTCAAGCCGCTGGTTCGCTTGCTCAAACCGCTATTGGTGACATGGCTGACCTGTCGAACACGACGGCTGGCTCAAGCACTACTGGTCTGTCGCAATGCACCCTGTCAACGTCTCTCGTTGGCGCTGGTAACTCGGCGCAAATGCTGATTCGTGATCTGGCACCCTATCCCGACAATGCTTGGGGCGATGCGTACACGATTGTGCGCGTAACCATTAACGAGTCGCAGTTCAATGCGTCCGTTAATGCTATCTAAGGGAGGCTAGAACATGGCTGCTCCGATGAGAAGTACTGACTTTCGTAGTATTGTTGAGCCTATCCTCAACGAATGCTTCGATGGCGTGTACGAACAACGTGCTGACGAATGGTCGCGTGTTTTCCGCGAACAACAAGGCATTCCGCGTAACTACCATGAAGAGCCGGTTCTTTACGGTTTTGGTGCTGCTCCGCAACTGCCTGATGGCACGCCGGTCACGTACCAACAAGGTGGTGTGCTGTTCCTCCAGCGTTACGTCTACAACGTGTATGGCCTTGCCTTCGCGTTGACGAAAGTGCTGGTTGAAGACGGTGACCACATCCGTATTGGTCAGGTTTATGCCAAACACCTCGCTCAGTCGCTGATTGAGACGAAGGAAACGCTGTCGGCGAACGTGCTTAATCGTGCGTTCAACAGCGCGTATCCGGGCGGTGACGGTGTGGAACTGAACAGCAATGCTCACCCGATTGTTAACGGCACCTTCAGCAACCTGCTGACCACTGCCGCTAACCTTTCGCAAACCTCGCTGGAACAAATGCTGATCCAGATTCGCCAAGCGGTTGACAACAACGGCAAGAAGATTCGTCTTGTGCCGCGTCAACTGGTGGTGGCTCCGGGCAACATCTTCCAAGCGGAAGTTCTGCTGAAGAGCGTTCTGCGTACTGGCACTGCCAACAACGACCTGAATCCGATCAAGTCGATTGGCCTGCTGGACGAAGGCGCTGCGGTTCTGTCGCGTCTTACCAATGCTTCGGCATGGTGGGTGCAGACGGATGCTCCGGAAGGCATGAAGCTGATGATGCGCCGTGGTCTTGAAAAGACTATGGAAGGTGACTTTGAAACGGATTCGATGCGTTACAAAGCCACTGAGCGTTATACGGTGGGCTGGACGGATCCGCGTGCTATGTATGGCACTGCTGGCGTCTAAGCAATAAGGGCTATGCGGGGGTGCCTTAAACCCCCGCACTACTCTCGTTAAACTTTTCAAGAAGGAAACGATATGCCGCAATTTAGCGATGATTTGTTTCTGGGTTCAGCCCAGACTTACATGGGTGTCAATACCAACTCTGCGTTGGGTGATCCCTCTCCGATGGATTTGGGCGTTGGCCCTGTAGGACGTATTTACGTTTGGGATACGGTTCCTGCTGCCAAAGCCACTAATAACCTTGTTACCTCGACTACTCCGGCTGCTGCCGGTTCGCTGACCCTGACTGCAGGCGCTGGCGTTACTGCTGTTGTGCTGAATTCTGGCGCGACCGCATATCAACTGGATGTTCCGCGTGCCGTGTCGGTAACTGCTGCTGCTCTGGCTACGACTCGTAACTTCACCGTGTCGGGCTTTGACTATTATGGTCAAGCGATGAGCGAAGTTATTGCTTGCACTGCCGGTTCGACGGTTAACGGTCTGAAGGCTTTCTTTCAGATTACCGGCATTACGGTAAGCGGCGGCACCAGCACTGCGATTACGGTTGGCACGACTGACATTATTGGCTCTCCGGTTCGCTTCAACAACAAGGGCTATATTGCTCGTTGTGGTTGGAATGGTGCGCTGGCTGAAGATGCTGCTACGGTTGTTGTGGCTGACGCCACGACTGCTACCACGACCACTGGCGATGTGCGCGGCACTGTTGTGCCGAGTTCTGCTTGTGATGGCTCAAAGCGTCTGGTTGTTGCGATTCTTCTGACCGCGATTCAGTGTGGCCCGAATGCTACTCGCGCTGGCGCTCTTGGCGTAACGCAGGCTTAATAGGAGACCAACATGGGTCAGTTTAAATATAACCTGAAGATGGAATCTTCTGAGCCTTCGGTTGTTCTGAAGCTTAAGAAGGGTGGTCACGTTAACAAGAAAGCCACTGCAAAAGCCGAGCATGGTCACAAGCCGATGCACAAGTATGACGGTGGTGCGATGGATGTTTTGGCGCGGACTCCGGCTATGGTTGGGCGTCCTGCTGTTAATGCTCCTGTTCGTGTTCCTGCCAAGCCGTCAATGGCTGCTCGTCGCGCTGCGATGATGGCTGGTTCGCGTCGTGCTATGCCTGCCCCTGTTATGAAGGAAGGTGGCAAGGCTGACATGGCGCAAGATAAAGCCATGATCAAGAAAGCCATGAAGCAGCACGATGAGCAAGAGCATAAAGGCGGCAAAGGCACCAAGCTGAAACTGAAGACTGGCGGCGTTGCTATGGGAGCCGCTGGTTACAATAAAGGCGGTGCTGTTAAGTCGGGCATCATCAACACCGAAGATCAGGGTGGCGAGTATCGCAATACCAAGATGCACGAAGCCAAGCCGGATCATTCTGCCAAGAAAACTGGCGATGTGAAGATGGGCAATGCTGGCGGCTACAAGCATGGCGGCAAGGCTCAGCGCAAAGCCAAGGGTGGTCTTAGCTATGTTGATGGTAATGTGACTACGGCGCATCCGGGCGTTACCAATACCACGACTGGCGAGGTCAAGAAAAGCAATGCCGGTGGTTACAAGAAGGGTGGTGCGGCAAAAAAGTATGCTGACGGTGGCCGCGTAGAAGATAGCGGACGCGCCGTCAAGATGCCGCAGGGTCATAAAAAACCCACCCCGCCTGTTGCCATCAATCAGCTTTCCGGCACCTTCAAAAAAGGTGGTCATGTAAAGCGCAAGGCTGACGGTGGTGCTATGCCCCCTCGTTCTGTTACTGTCGAGAAGGAAACGGTAACTACCGACATTCCTACGCCTGAAAAGGCTGAGCGTATGCGCCGTGAAATGCAAGAGAAAAAGATGGATCGTAATACCGATAAGGGTCACGAAAACTTCATGAAAGACTTGCGTCTCAAGAAACGTGGCGGGATGTGCTGGGGCGGTAAAGCTAAATAAGGCAAGGGAGCTTCGGCTCCCTGCTTTTTAGAGGATCACTATGAAAGTTCAAACTGTTTCTCAGGATGCTGTTGGTTCTAGCGATGCTATTGTGATGAATACCAATTGCACGCCGTTTAATGTGGGTTTTGGCGTGGTTGTCAGCGGGACTGTTGATTACACGGTTCAGCATACTTTTGATGATCCGGCTGTTGGTTTTACCACTTGGTATTCTCATCCGACGATTGCCAGCAAGACTGACAATCAGGATGGAAATTATGCGTTTCCTGTGACTGGTATTAAGCTTTTGGTTAATTCAGGCACTGGCACCTATAGCGCCACGTTGAATCTGGTTCAAGCCGGTATTGCGTAATGCCATACGTTGGCTACACTGGGGTAGCAAACCAAGCCAACACGACTGATGGCTTTGCTTTGCATGAGAGCGCAGCTAATGTTGTTGGCGCTACTCCCGGCGATGATGTTGGTGACAATGGCGTTGTTGATCTTTATGGTGGGTCTGAGAGGGTCAAGTATTACATCCTGATGGAATCATCGGGTTATGTATTACAGGAAGATTCTGCCAAAATTGAATTGGAGAGTAACTAATGGCTGACACCAAAATATCAGCAATGCCATCTGCGTCAACTTTGACTGGGGCGGAACTGGTTCCTCTTGTGCAATCTGGGGCTAACGTCAAGGCAACTCTAAGCACTTTGCGTGCTTATGGGGCTAATTATGGCGCTTTTAGTGACGCATCGGATCAGACTGGCAATATTGAATCTGGAACTGCAATGACTTTTAGCGCAACCGATGTTGCGGATGGGGTTACTCTTGCAAGTGGATCTAGAATTACTGTTCCTGTTACTGGCGTATACAATTTGCAGTTTAGCGCACAGCTAAAAAATACCGATAATGCTCAACAGGACGCCACTATTTGGTTCAGAATTAATGGTTCTGATGTTTCTAATTCTGCAACACAAATTACCGTTCCCGCAAGAAAGTCTGCGTCAATTTTTGGGTATGCTGTTGCTGCTTGGAATATTTTTCTAAGCATGACGGCTAGTCAATATGTTGAAATTATTTGGGTTCCAACATCTACAACAGTAACTGTTGAGGCTCTTCCGGAAAGTGCTTCTCCTGTTTATCCTGCAATTCCATCTGTTATTGCAACCATGTTTCAGGTGGGATAATGCCAGCCAAATCTAAAGCGCAATATCGTTTGATGCAGGCTGTTGCTCACAGTCCTAAGTTTGCGAAGAAAACCGGCATTCCCGCATCTGTCGGGAAAGAGTTTGCAGAAGCCACTAAAAGTTACAAGAAGCTGCCTGAGCATAAGAAAGATGGCGGTGGGTTGTATGCAAATATCCATGCCAAACGTGAGCGTATTGCTCATGGTTCTGGGGAAAAAATGCGTAAGGTAGGTTCTGCTGGTGCGCCGACTGCAGATGCTTTTAAACAGGCCGCAAAGACTGCCAAGATGAAAGAGGGTGGCGTTTCGCTGTCTGTTGGTCGCGGAGAAAAACTGTCTGTAGAGCGCGGTGCAGGACTTACAGCAAAGGGCAGGGCAAAGTATAATAGGGAAACAGGTAGCCATCTAAAGGCACCGCAGCCGCAAGGCGGTTCTCGCAAGGATTCATTCTGCGCCCGGATGTCGGGGGTCGTGAAGCATGCTTCAGGAGACGCACCGAGGGCAAAAGCCTCATTACGACGTTGGAAATGTCCGGGCTGGTAGAGGGATGAATACATGGCTACATCAGGAACTGTTGGCGCGACCGTAATTGACGTTCAGCAGCTTATAGATCACGGAGCGCGGCGCTGCGGGAAACTCGCTGAAGAACTGACTTCTGAGCAACAGGTATCCGCAAGGGAGAGCCTGTTTTTCCTGCTTTCTAACCTTATCAATCTTGGCATCCAGTATTGGGCTATTGATAAGAAGGTATTTGGCCTTAATGCCAATCAATATATCTACGAATTGCCTGTAGGGGCAAATGATGTATTGAATGCCTTGTATCGGCGTATGAATCGTCCTACGCCTAATTCTACGGGCGCTTATATCAATACTGGTGGCGGGACAACTGTCAATGCGTTTGACAGTGCTATTGATACCTATTGCCAGCAAACCATTGCGAACGAGACGATAGGTATTAATTACGGGCAAAACAATCCGATTTATGCCGGATCTATTGGCGTTTTGCCTTATGTGGCAAATATTGGTAGTGCCAGTTGGTCTTTTGTGCTTGAGTATTCAACGGATGGTAGTAGCTGGTATACCCTAGAAGATGTTGGGACTATTACGGTTACTGACAATCAGTGGCTGTGGTATGACATCGACCCCGGTCAAAACTGCCAGTATTACCGTATTCGTGCTTATAACGGCACTATTCTGGCGCTGCGTGAGTTTTACGTTGGTAACAACAGCACAGAGATTACTATGGCGCGGCTGAATCGTGATGATTACACGAATCTGCCGAATAAGAATTTCACGGCAAATCAGCCTTTCCAATATTGGTTTGACCGGACAATTCCGCAGTCAAAAATCTATTTGTGGCCTACTCCGTCTGATCCTTTTGTGCAGATGACGGTTTGGTATTCGCGCCAGATTCAGGATGTCGGGTCTTTGCAGAATGAACTGGAGATTCCGCAGCGGTGGTATGAGGCTACGGTGATGATGTTGTCTCACAGGATGGCTCTGGAGTTGCCGGGGGTGCCTATGGAGCGTATTGGCTATCTGGAAAAGATGGCAGATATGTATCTATCGCAGGCTGAAGCTGAGGAGAGAGATCGTTCGCCAATTTACCTCGCGCCGAATATTTCGGTATACACCAAATAGGGTAAAAAATGCCCCGTTTTTTGGATACACATGGTCTTTCTGATATTGCAATCTTTATCTGCGATAGATGCAAGATGAAGAGACCGCACGCGGAAGCGAGGAATGACCCTAATTTCCCCGGTTTGTTGGTGTGCGCTCAAGGATGTGCTGACCAGAAAGACCCCTACCGGCTTCCGGCAAGACAAACTGAGCGCATTACCATACGTTTTCCGCGTCCGGATGTGAGTATTGCGACTGATCCGAATAATTTGATCACCGGAGAGTATGGTGGTTATGTAATTTCAGCTAATGAAAGTGGTGGAGTTGTTCAAAATGACGGCAATCTTGAGGGATTGCAGGTAACTCCATCTCCAGAATAATGGCAAACGTAAAAATAACTGACCTGCCTGCGGCGCAGCCTCTCACTGGGGCTGAATCTGTTCCTGTTGTGCAGGACGGAATTACCGTCAGAACTACCACTGGGGCTATTTCTGCTGCTCCGTCGCAGACTCAGACGTTTATTACGGTCAATCAGGAGCCTACCCTGCCGAATAGCAGGGCGCTTTCCAGCACTTTTGGGATTGGAGTGACCGATAACGGCGCACAATCGACCATAAGTCTGTCTTTGCAGGGGGCTGCGGCTTCTCTAAACGGCTCAGGAACGGGTTTTCAGGTAAAAACGGACGCAGATACCGTAATTGCGCGAGAAATCGCTGTAAGCGGCTCTGGACTCGTTATAGCGGATGGGGATGGGCAGGCTGGAGACCCCACAATTAGCCTAGATGGTCTGGTTTCTTCTCTGGCTAATGTATCTGGGGCTGGATTTGCGGCTTTTCCCAATAATGGGACGGTAGTTCCGAGGGTTTTGACCGGAACTGCAGGTGAAATTGACGTTACCAATGGAACAGGGGCGTCTGGTGACCCCACTTTCAGCCTTGCGGATACAGCGGTAACGCCGGGGACATACGGGTCAACAAATCAAATTCCTGTTGTTACTGTTGATAACAAAGGCAGATTGACATCTGTATCTTTAACTCCATCAACGGCTGGCGGGACTGTTACTTATGTTTCCGCCCTTACTCTGGGGACTTCTGGGACTGACCTTAGTTCTACGGTTACCGACCCTACTACGACACCTGTTATTACGTTAAATGTTCCTACCGCATCTGCTACAAATCGCGGGGTTCTAAGTTCTGCGGATTGGACTACGTTTAACAACAAGGGAAACGGGACTGTTACCAGTGTTACCGGAACTGCGCCTATTGTCAGTTCTGGTGGGAATACTCCGGCAATTTCCATTCCACAAGCCACTGCGTTTGCTGATGGATATTTGTCATCCGCTGACTGGTCAACATTCAATAGCAAGGGTAGTGGCACTGTTACTGCTGTTTCTATTGTTCCCACAAATGGATTTGCCGGAACATCAAGTGGTGGCGCGACTCCTGCAATTACGCTGACCACAACCGTTACCGGAATATTAAAAGGTAACGGAACAGCCATTAGTGCAGCTACATCTGGCACTGATTATGCCCCAGCAACCAGCGGAACAAGTATTCTGTATGGTGATGGTTCTGGTGGATTTAGCAATGTAACGATTGGCAGTGGCGTTTCTTTTGCTGGTGGAACTCTGTCTGCGACAGGTTCTGGTGGAACTGTTACCAGCATTACAGCAGGAACTGGTTTGACAGGCGGGACAATCACATCTAGCGGCACTGTTGCAATCGACAATACTGTTGTTGCAACGCTCTCCGATACACAGACTTTAACCAACAAGTCTATCAGCGGCGCAAGCAATACACTGACTAATATTGGCAATAGCAGCCTGACAAATAGTTCCGTTACGATTAATGGATCATCCGTCAGTCTTGGCGGTTCTACTACCATTACGGCTGTTAATCCTAATGCGCTTACTATCGGCACAGGGTTGTCCGGAACGTCTTATGACGGATCGGCTGCAGTAACGATTGCAATTGATTCTACTGTTGCCACGTTGACCGGCAGTCAAACGCTGACAAACAAGTCTATCAGCGGTTCTACAAATACGCTGACAAACATTCCGAATAGCGCGTTGACGAATAGTTCGCTGACTATTGGTTCAACTTCAATATCCCTTGGCGGGACTGCAACGACTCTTGCTGGTTTAACCTCAATTACTCTAACGCAAGATCCTGTATCTGATTTGCAGGTTGCGACCAAGCAATATGTTGACTCTATTGCCTCTGGTCTTAATTACCATCAGCCTGTTAACTATGCTTCTACCGCAGCACTTCCTGCCTATACCTACAACAACGGATCATCTGGTGTTGGGGCAACCATCACGGCTAATGCCAATGGTGCGCTGTCTTTTGGGGGCGGTTCTCCGACAGTAACGCAGCGTTTGCTGGTTAAAGATGAAGCCGGAGCAAACGAGCCATATAACGGTATTTACACTGTAACTCAAGCTGGTAGTGCTGGTTCTCCATTTATTCTAACCCGTGCAACAGATTACGACACAAGCGGGTCAGGCACGAATGAGATTGATGCCGGTGACTATGTTCTGGTCTTGTCTGGGACTAATGCTTCTACTGCGTGGGTTCAGCAGACTCCGCTGCCTATTACGGTTGGAACGACGGCTCTTGTATTTTTGCAATTCAATGCGCCGATTACCTATACGGCTGGAACTGGTCTAAATCTTTCTCCTGCGACCACATTTAACATCAGCAATACTGGTGTTACTGCCGCAACATATGGTTCTGCATCTAGTGTTCCGACTATTGCCGTAAATGCTCAGGGGCAGATTACCTCTGCGAGTAATTCTTCTATTGCCATCAACGGCAATCAGATTACATCAGGAACGGTTGGATCCTCATATATCAGTGGCTCATATACGGGCATTACTGGAGTTGGGACTCTTACCGCTGGAACGTGGAATGCAACGCCTATTGCCAATTCTTATTTGGCAAATTCCTCTATTACAGTTAATGGAAATTCCATAAGCCTTGGCGGAAGTACTACTGTTACCGCAAATACTCCTAATTCACTAACATTTGATAATTCTGGGACTGGCGCTACATCAGGCACCGTATTTAACGGTGGAACTGCCTATACAATTTCCTACAATACCGTAGGTGCTTCTCCTCTTGCGGGTAGTTCAAGTCTTACTACCGTAGGAACCATTGGTTCTGGGACTTGGAATGGCTCAACCATTGGCGTTGGATATGGCGGCACAGGTCAAACCAGTTATACCGATGGTCAGTTGCTGATCGGTAATTCAACCGGAAATACGCTTACTAAAGCAACATTGACGGCTGGCTCAGGGATCACAATTACCAATGGTAATGGGTCAATCACTATTGCATCCACAGGTGGTAGTGGAACCGTCACATCGGTTGCTCAAACTTTTACTGGTGGTTTGATATCTGTTTCAGGGTCTCCCGTAACGACAAGCGGCACTTTGGCTCTGACTGTTGCGGGAACGTCTGGTGGCATTCCTTATTTTTCCAGCGCGTCAACGTGGGCATCTTCGGCGGCTTTAGCTGCTAATGCTCTGGTAGTCGGTGGCGGTGCAGGTGTTGCGCCGTCAACGGTTACAACCGGAACGGGTGTTGTTACTGCGCTGGGCGTCAATACAGGAACTGCCGGTGCGTTTGTGGTCAACGGAGGGGCATTAGGAACTCCGTCTTCTGGAGATGTTACAAACCTGACCGGAACAGCGTCTATAAACATTAATGGCACTGTTGGCGCTACAACCCCTAATACTGGATCATTTACTACATTATTTGCTTCTGGGGCTATATCTTTTTCTACGGCTGCTAATAACATATTGATTGGCACTTCTCAAACAACAGGTAGCATTCAAATTGGTGGCAGTAGTCAAACTGGAAATATTTTTGTTGGAAGGTCTACTGTAAATCAAACCTTAAATATTGCCACAGGCGCAACTGCATCAGGATCAACAAAAACATTAAATATTGGCACAAGTTCAGCGGCAGGCAGCACTACAGCCATTACTATTGGATCCACTAGCGGTACTTCAAGTATAACTTTAAATGGAACGGTTTCTGCTTCTGGGGTTATTACTTCAACTGTAACTACTGGGACTGCCCCTTTTACGGTAGCCAGCACGACTCAGGTGGCAAACCTGAATGCAGATACCGCTGGAACGGCTACGAATACTACCGTTACATCAAATTCAACAAATGCCACAAATTACTTGACTTTTGTTAATGCCACTTCCGGTAATTTAGGGCAATTGGTAAACTCTTCAATAACTTGTAATCCTTCTACTGGTGCTTTAACTGGTGGAATTTCAGGAGGCACATTCTGATGGCTGCTACTGGCTATACCCCTATTTCTCTCTACTACAGCACTACGGCGTCTGCTACGCCTTCCGCTGCGAATTTGGCTAACGGTGAACTTGCAATCAACATAAATACTGCTGATGGCAAGCTATATTACAAAGACAGCGCAGGTGCAGTGCAACTGATTGCCAGTAAAGCTGGCGCATCTGGTTCTGTAACCAGTGTTGCTCAATCCTTTACGGGTGGACTGATTTCTGTAGCGGGTTCACCCATCACGACATCTGGAACTCTTGCACTCACTGTTGCCGGAACTTCCGGTGGTGTTCCGTATTTCTCTAGCGCATCCACTTGGGCATCTTCTGCTGTATTGACAGCAAATGCTCTTATGGTTGGTGGTGGCGCTGGCGTAGCGCCTTCTACTGTGACAACAGGGACTGGTGTTGTTACGGCTCTCGGCGTTAATACCGGAACTGCAGGCGCTTTTGTTGTAAACGGCGGTGCGCTCGGCACGCCTTCCAGCGGGACTGTTACCAATTTGACTGGTACTGCTTCTATCAACATCAACGGAACTGTCGGTGCCACTACGCAAAATACAGGTTATTTCACAACTATGCGCCTGTATGGTGCAACTTCTGGCTATGTTGGTCTTTCTCCTGCGGCAGTTGCTGGATCGACTACATACACTTTGCCAAGCGCAGACGGAACAAACGGTCAAACGCTGACCACAAATGGCTCTGGAACGCTTTCTTGGGCTACTGCGGGAGGCAGTAGTTCTCCTATACCTACTCCTGATGTCAAAACAACAGGAACTTCAGCCACATGGACTATTCCTGCTGGAGTTACAAAGGTAAAAGTTACGCTGGTAGGCGGCGGCGGTGGAGGTGGCGCAGATAATTCAGGATCATATACAGGGGGCGGTGGCGGTGCTGGCGGGTATGCAATTGTTTATTTAACAGGTTTGACCGCTGGAAATACTCTTACATATACTGTTGGAGCAGGAGGGGGCGGGGGTACTGGTGCAGGCGCTGGGACTTCTGGCGGATCAACAAGTTTATCTTCCGGAACACAAACAATTACTACTGTTACTTGTACAGGCGGCGCAGGTGGTGGCGGTTCTGGCGGTTCTGGTTATGGTGCTGGAGGTGCTGGAGGAACGGCTTCTAACGGGACTTTAAATATAAATGGTGCTGCTGGAGGCACCTACGCTACTTCGGGTGGAGTTTCGCCTTTTGGCGGCGCTGGAAATGCAAGTAGTGGGGCTGCAACTGGATATGGTTCTGGTGGTGGCGGAACAATCGGTTTCATAGCCACAGGAAGTGGCGGGGCAGGTAAAGCTGGCGTAATCATATTTGAATACTAGGAATAAACATGAAAGCCTTAATCTCTACAATTGAACCAAGAGAGTCAGGTTATCGCGTGGCACAAGTTGCTGCGGATAATGAAACTTTTGTTGTTGCGGAAGGTTTGTTTTGGGTTGACTGTGCAGATGATGTTGTTGCAGATCAGTTTTATTACGATCCAAGCACTCAACAAATTATTTTGATCCCATTGCCACCGCCAAAACCAAAACCTATTCAACAAAATAATACTGGAACAGTGACTATCTAAAAGATTGAACTGTTTTTATAAATGTCTTTGCAGAAGGTAAATATTAATATGGAAAATCTTAACCTTCCGATTCAGGTTGTAAATGCAATCCTTCAATATTTGGGTTCTCGTCCTTATGTTGAAGTTTCTGCATTGATTACAGCAATTCAAAAAGAAGCCGAATCTCAATCAAAAACAGAAGAGGCTCAAAATGGCTGAGAAATGGATTCAGAAGGCGATTAAAAAGCCCGGAGCGTTGCGCGAATCCCTTGGCGTTAAGTCTGGGCATAAGATTCCAGCCAAGAAGCTTGAGGCGGCTTCTAAAAAGCCCGGAAAGATGGGGCAACGCGCTCGTCTTGCCAAGACTTTGAGAGGTTTTGACTGAAATGGACTTCCAGATTGCTTTTAATATTGTGCTTGGTATCGCTGCTTTTATGGGTGGTTATATTCTTAACCGGATTACAAGCAGTCTGGACAAGCTGGACAACGACGTAAGATCCATGCCCTTGAACTATGTTAACAGGGTTGATTACAGGCGTGACATTGATGAATTAAAAGATATCTGCGGGAAGATATTTGATAAGTTGGACGATAAGGCCGACAAGTGATTGATCCAGTATCAATAGGGCTTGCTGTAGCGGGGGCTAAAACCGCCGTAAAGCTGATTCGTGAGGCTATTAGCCTTGGTCACGACATATCTTCAATGACTAAGGAATTGGGTAGCTTTTTTACGGCTCAGGGTGAAGTTGAGGCTGCGGCTAAAGAGGCCGAGGCAATACGCAAAGACCCTAAAAGGAACAAAGAAAAGTCTGCCACTGCGATTGCGATGGACTGTGTTTTGAGGGCAGAAGAACTGAGAGTTTCTGAGCAAGAATTGCGAGATATGTTTGCCCTGCAAGGCAAATTGGATATGTATAAAAAGATGTGTGGTATTAGGGCAAATATCATTGAATCAAGGCAACAGGAAATTAAGGATCAAGCTAGGGTTGAGCAGCAAAAGTTAAAAAAAAAGAAGCATTCAAAAATGCAATCAAAGACTTCTTTTTATCTATTTTTGCAGCAATCCTTATTTATTTTCTGTTCATATTTAGTGTTTACATCGTGATTGTTTTTGGTATGTATATGCACGAAATACATATGTTTTTTAGGCAAGCATTTCCTGTTTTGCATAGGTGATTTATGAACTGGCAAGATGTCCTAAAAGCGATTATTCCGGTATTGGTAGCCGCCCTTGCTTGGCTTTTGGGGCAGGTGTCTGACTTTTCTACGCGGTTGACCAAGATTGAAGGCTCTATGCCAGCTTTGATTACACCGGCTGGAACGCCTACGGATAGCCCCGTTTCTGCCGAGGCTAGGCATAAATTGAAGGAAGAAATTTACAGGGACATTCACGATCTGCAAGTTCGGGTCAAATTGATGGAAGAAAGGCAAAAGGCTAAATAATGTTTACCCTGCTCACTACTGTTGTATCGTTTCTTTCTGGCGGTTTGCCGAAACTACTGGATTTCTTCCAAGACAAGTCTGACAAAAAGCATGAACTAGCTTTGGCTCAATTGCAGACTGAGCGTGAACTGGCTTTGAAAAAGGCGGGGCTAGAGGTTGAGGAACGAATTGCACATATTCAAACCGAGCAAGTGCAAATCAACGCAGACGTATCAAACAATCAAACGGCACTCCAAGAGCGTCAGGCGCTGTATGCACACGAT